CATGCCGCGCGCGGACTACGTCTTCGCGCAGGACCAGTTCGACGAACTCGACGAGATCAACACCCGCATCACCTGGCTCACGCGTGCGGCGAAGGTGATCGGCGTCTACGACAAGGCTGCCGACGGCATCCAGCGCATGTTCCAGCAGGCGAGCGAGAACCAGCTGATCCCGGTCGACAACTGGGCGATGTTCGCGGAGTCGGGCGGCATCAAGGGCAAGATCGACTGGGTGCCGATCGAGTCGATCGTCAACGCCATCGAGCGCCTGCGCCAGTACCGTCAGGACAAGACGATGCAGATCTACGAGGTGCTCGGCATCTCGGACGTGATGCGCGGCTCGTCGAAGGCGTCGGAAACCGCGACGGCGCAGCAGATCAAGGCGCAGTTCGGCTCGACGCGCGTGCAGCTGATGCAGTTCTATATCGCCGAGTGGCTCACGCAAGCGCTGCGGATCAAGGCGGAAATCATCGCCAAGCACTTCCAGCCCGACACGATCGCCACGCGATCGAACATCCTGCGCACGCCGGATGCCCCCTATGCCCAGTCGGCGATTTCGCTGATCAAGGACGAAGAGCTCAGCGAGTACCGCATCTCGGTCGAGGCCGATTCGATGGCGGCGATGGACTGGGCCGCCGAGCGCGACGCAGCGGTGCAATTCATGCAGGGGCTCGGCGCGTTCATCTCGCAGGTTGCGCCGGTGGCGCAGCAGACGCCGGGCGCAGGTCCGTTCCTGCTTCGGTTGATGCAGTGGGCGGTCGCGAAGTTCCGCGTGTCGACCGAGATCGAGGGCGTGCTCGACCAGGCGATCACGGCGATGAACCAGCAGCTGCAGAACCCGCCGCAGCCGCAGCCCGACCCGCAGATCATGCTCGAGGCGGAGAAGATCAAGTCGAACGAGCGGATCGCGATGCTCGAGGCGCAGAGCGACGAGAAGGTTGCCGCGTTGCAGGTGCAGAGCGACGAGAAGCTCGCGGCTCTCAAGGCCTCGGTCGAGCTGCAGAAGGTCGAGATGCAGCAGCGGTTCGACTCGATCGAAGAGAACTACAAGCACATCTCCAACCTGCTCATGTCTCTGCCTGGCACTTCGCAGGTCATGGAGCTCGAGTCGATCAAGGAGATGGTCGCGCAGAACAAGGCCGAGTCGGATGCCCAGATGATGGCCGTGATGGGCGCGGTAAATCGAAAGCGCAAGCGCGTGCCGATCCGCGACCCGCAGTCGGGCGACATCGTCGAGGTACGCGAGATCGACGACGACGAAGCGTCCTCTGCTGCGCCGGTTCAGATTGGGCCGCCTGGGCGCTTTTCTCCACCAACGATGAACTGAGGACGACATGGCAGACAACGTAGGGTACACACCGGGCGAGGGTGCCGTTGTCGCGGCCGACGAGATTGGCGGCGTCCTGCACCAGCGCGTCAAGATTAGCGTCGGTAGCGACGGCACGGCCGTCGACGTGTCGGCCGCCAATCCAATGCCGATCACTGCCCCGTCGCCGCTCGACGTCAACATCGTCGGCGGGTCGAGCGGCAACGCAGCTGCAGGCACGACAAGCGCTGCTGTCCCAGCCTCGGCCGACTACATCGGATTCAACTCGGGCGGCAACCTCGTCGGTGTCAGCTCGTCAAACCCGCTGCCGGTAGACATCGGCGCTGTCGGGACGCTGGAAGTCACCGACGCGAATGCCGAGCTGCTGCTGACGCGCATCCTGAATTATCTCAACGCCCCGCAAGGCTACGACAAGTCGCTACAGGCGTTGCGTATTACCGGCACGTTGCCGACTGTCACGACGGTAGGCACGGTCACGACTGTGACGACCGTAACGACCTGCTCAACGGTCACCAACCTTTCCACCATTGACACGCTGCAAGGCCGCATTCAGGTGTACGGCCAGAACCTTGCCGCGTGGTCGTCAACTGTTCGCGCGCGAATTACTTGAGGTAGAACATGGCTAACACGTTCAAAAAGGTCATTGATCGTCTGATGTGGGCGCAGGTCGCCCCGTCTCCGAACGCGCACGCGGCGGGATCGTGCATGGCTGTCGATATGCGCAACAACAGCACGCGCAATCCTTTCGTCTACAACCTCGTGTCAGGCACGGTGCTGAACCGCTACAACATCGTCACGAAGGCGTGGGCTTTCGTGCAGTCGCCCGCTCTTGCGGGTACGTTCGGTGCGGGTGCAGCAGCGGCGTTTGCCCCGTCCCGTGCGCTAACTGGCACAATTGCAGCCGGTGCGACCACGACTTCGGTGGTGCTGTCCACGGCGCTCCCGACGGCAGTCGGCACAAATATGCTCGCCAACCGTGGCGGCTCCGGTGACCTCGGGTTCCGCATTCGCATCGTTGATACGACGGCGGGCAAGACCGAACAGCGGTGGATCACCGGCAACAGCAGCGGCACCACGCCGACCATTCAAGTGGACAGCGCGTTTTCGTTCACTCCGGCTACGGGCGCGACTTACGAGATTCTGTCGGGCCGCGTGTATATGCTGGGCGCAGGTACGACGGCGGCGAACATTTGGCGGTCGTTTGAAGTCGGCACCAACACGCTTTCCACCGGCCTTTCGACGACCAACCTTCCGGCGACCATCGGCACGGACTCGTCCATCAACGTGTTGGACGAACTCTACGTCCCGTACAGTAACAAACCCGGTGAGGGACTTGTTCTCGGCGCGTACACCTACGACAGCGGCACCTCGCTCAAGGCGTTGACGGCCACGGCTTCTGGTGCGTCTACCTTGACGGGTCAGGCCACGCTGGGCGATGCCGTGGTGGCGGCGAACGAATACAGAAACTTCCAGATTCGCATTGTCGAGGACACGACGACTCCGGGTTCTGTTGGCCAGCGGCGTATCATCGCCTCGCACACGGCAGGGCCGTCGCCGGTTTACACCCTCGGCACCGCTTGGACGACGCAGCCTTCTGCCTCGGCCAAGTACGTCATTGAAAACCCGAACCTGATCTTGGTGCGCTCCACGGCGACCACGACGGTCTACACATACAACTATTCTGGCGCGACGGTCAACAACGGCACCAACACCATCAACAACGATGCGTGGTCTACGACCTACTTCGGCGCGGCTCCTGCCGCCAACGCCTCGGGTGGTATGTGGATGCCGTCGTTCGGCATCGTGCCGGACACAGCGCGTAATGCTCGCCATTCGTTTCAGTACTTCTGGCGCGGTGGCGCGGCGACTCTCGACGTACTGGACATCGCGGCAAGCATTACCGGCACTTGGACTGGCGCAATCGTTTACGACGGCTCCACGACGCTGACGGTCGGCACGACGGGGTGTTATTCGCCGTTCGCGCAAGAAGGCCGATTCTTCTACATCAACGTCTACACCGCATCGGCTATCAGCCAGATTTGGCGATTTGACGTAGAGAATCGCGTTTTGTCCCCGTTCACGCCGACCGACTTTTTGCAGTCCGGCACGGCGACGCTGGGGCAGCGCATGGCGGCATACGCGGCGATTGACGGCACCGACACCTACGATGTTGTGCTGCTCCAGTCGCATTTGTCCACGGTCTCGCAAGAGCTGATAGCCCTCGTATGACCATCCCTGAACTCATTGCCGTAGCGCGAGCGCGCCTGGCGTACCTGACGCAACAGCGCGAAACCGCGTCGCGATTGGGTGATGCTGACCAGATCGCGCGAATTGACGCAGATGTCGCCGAAACGCAGGCCACGCTAAACACGCTGTTGACACTGCCGAGCGACTAAGTGCTGCTGACGCTGCTTCAATCGCAAGGCGCTCCACCGCCTCCCGTCGACGAGGAGTCTCGCGGCGGGTACGTTCGGCGCAGGCGAGCGCGGCAGCGCGAGTTTGATGAAGAGCGCCGCGTCCGCGCGGAGCTGCGGAAGCTGGTTGCGCGCGCGGTTGAGCCGATCGACGAGCCGGTGCAGGTCGTTGCATCGGCCGGCAACGTGGTGGCCGTCGTGCCGGATCACGCCGGCGTGGCGATTCCGGTGCCGGCGGATTTCAGCGTGGCCGAAGTCGCGCGCATTGTGGTCGACCAGCTGACCGCGATGGGCCTAGAGGCCGAGCGCACTCGAGCCGTTGAAGCGCAGATGCGCGCGCGCGCCATCGTAGACGCGCATGTTGCCGCACAGGAGCGGTTGCGGGTTCGCCGCCGCCGCGAGGAAGAATGGCTCCTTCTGATGAATTAGGTGGGGTATGGAAGAGCTGATTAGAGAACTACGCCGGCGTGCGATGAGCATGGCAAGTCTCGACACGCCTGAAGATCAAGACGCTGTCGACATTGGCGCAGATCTTGCGCTCGGCTTCGTGCCCGTGGTTGGCACCGCGCAGGCCGGGCGTGACTTCGAGCGCGCCAGGCGCGACAACGACAAGCTCGGCATGGTGCTCTCGGCAGCGGCCGGGATTCCTGTTGTCGGCGGCGTTGCGAAGGCGGCAGGCACAGCAAGGAAGGGGAAGGCCGCTGCGGAGGAGACCGTCAAGGCGCTGCGGAAAGACCGCATGTTAGGCTTTCCCCCCGACGTTCAGCGGGGGCAATTACACATGGCTGAAAAAGTGCAAGAAGGGGTTGATCAAGGCGTGCGCGGCCTTGCAGCGCAGGTGCAATCATTCGCATCGACGCGTGGCTTGCCGACCAGCGTCAGCCACTCAACAAATGCTGCGGGACGCAGCTCGTACATCACCATTGGCGGCACGGCGGCGCTGCCGGAATCTATCACGCTGCGCGTCAGTGATCACGGTGTCGGTCCTCGCCGATATGAGCAGGATCTTGCCGATGGGGTAACCCATGTTCAGGACGAGCAACAAATGCAGGAGGCCATCGCCAAATTTATCACTGAAGTGGATCGACGTCGCACCGCGCGCGCAGTCGGTATTGCTGAAACTCGCGCCCAGCTTGGGATCACCGAGAACGCGGCCGAGAATCGAAAGATTGAACAACGACGATTCAGCAAAGAGGGAATTCCGGTTGATCAGACGCGGCGCGAAGCTGGTCTTAACCGAGACGGCACGCTCCAGCCGATCCCAAAACAGCTTGTTGCAACTGGCGACTCCAGTACAGCCACCATCGCCGCGCTGCGTGCAAAAGACGACGAGATAGGCAAATGACACGCAGACGCTACATCTGGGACGACGAGCTCAAGGAGCTCGTGGAAATAACCCCCAACTACCAGCCGGCCGGCAAGAGGGGCGCGCTCAATCACTTGGGCGGACTCTGGGGCGATCGGCACTACGACGGGCTGCGCGCGACCGACGGCGCGGACATCTCGAGCCGCAAGAAGCACCGCGACTACATGCGGCGCACCGGGCTCACAACGGCCGACGATTTCAAGGAGACCTGGGCGAAAGCTCGAACCGATCGCGACCGATATTTCACGCAGGGCGGGTCCGTGCGCAAGCAGGACATCCGCGCCGCCATCGAACGACTCCAACAACGCAGGTGACCTATGGATGAACCCACCACGATTCGAGACGCGCTCGAGGCGGCTGTGCCTGCCGAAGAGCCTACCGCCGCACCGGAACCGGCCAGCGAACCGGCCAGCGCGCCCGCTGAGCCCGCTACGCCGGAAGCAGCCAAGAGCGACGGCCGGGACGAGAAGGGCCGATTCAAGACCAAGGACGCGCCCGTGGCGCCCGAGGCGCCCCAGAAAGCCGCCGCTGAGCCCGCGCAGGGCATTCAGCCCGGCCCCAAGGCCGAGCCCAAGGCGGCGCCCAGGGAGCGCGCTCCGGCCTCCTGGCGGCCCGACGTGCGCGAGCATTGGGCGCAGCTGCCCGAGCCGGTCAGGGCCGAGGTTGCCCGTCGTGAGCAGGAAGTGCAGCGCACTCTGCAGGAGACAGCTGACGCTCGGCGGTTCGCCGACCAGCTCAACCAGGTGATCCGGCCGTATGAGATGTTCATCCGCGCCGAGAACAGCAACCCGCTTCAGGCGATCGACAACCTGATGTCGACGGCCGCGCGACTGCGCACGGGCACCGCGCCCGAGCTCGCGCAGATGGTCGCCGGCATGGTCAAGCAGTTCGGCGTCGGCCGGTTCGGGCAGACGTTCATCGAGCAGCTCGACCAGGCACTGGCCGGCGAGGTGCCGCGGGTCGACCCGCAGGCTGCGCAGCTGCAGCAGGTCGTGCAGCAGCAGCTCGCGCCCGTGCAGCAGTTCATGTCCCAGTTCCAGCAGGCGCAGCTCGCCCAGCAGCAGGCCGCAGCGCAGCAGGCGGCGGGCGAGGTGCAGCAGTTCCTGCAGCAGGCCGAGTTCGGTGAGGACGTGCGCGAGGACATGGCGGACCTGATGGAGGTTGCGCAGCGCCGCGGTCGCGAGCTCACGTTGCAGGACGCCTACCGCCAGGCGTGCCTCGCCAACCCGCGCGTGCGCTCGGTGCTCGAGCAGCGCTCGAAGACGCGCGGCACCCAGCAGCTGTCGGGCGCCGCCGCTCGAGCGAAAGCTGCCGCCGTGTCGGTGTCGGGCGGCCCTGCGCTGAGTGGCGCCACCGCTGAAGCGACCGACGTGCGGAGTGCGATCGAAGCGGCTATTGCGGCCAACGCACGATGATGTTATAAACGCATCGGGGGCAGCATTGCCCCCGGTGTGCCAAAGCACCGACAGCCACCGAAGCTCGAGGAGCGCGCAAGCGCCCACCTACGACATACCGGACTGAACAGGTTCGCGTAGGCCACAGAAAAGGTGGGGCGAAAGCCCTGGTCATTTTTTCTTGTGGGAGTTTCATTCATGGCATTCGCAAATGCTTCAGTGTCTGACATTGTTGCGACGACGATTCAGTCGCGCACCCGTCAGATCTCGGACAACGTCACCAAAAACAACGCCCTGCTCTCGCGCCTGAATCAGCGCGGGAACGTGAAGACTTTCTCGGGCGGCTCGACCATTCTTCAGGAGCTGTCCTTCGCCGAAAACAGCAACGCCGGGTTCTACTCGGGCTACGACCTGCTGCCGGTTACGGCTCAGGACGTCATCAGCGCCGCCGAGTTCCAGATCAAGCAGCTCGCCTGCCCGGTCGTGATGTCTGGCCTCGAAATGCTGCAGAACAGCGGCCGCGAGGCGTTCATCGACCTGCTCGAGTCGCGCATCAATGTCGCCGAGGCGACGATGGCGAACCGGCTGGCCGGGTCGATTTACAGCGACGGCACTGGCTCGGGTGGCAAGGAAGTCACCGGCCTCAACGCGGCCGTGCCCTCCGCGCCGACGACCGGCACCTACGGTGGCATCGATCGCGCCACTTGGACGTTCTGGCAGTCGAAGCTCTACGACTTCTCGGTTGCCGGCGTGACGCCGCCGCCGACCGGCGCGCAGATGCAGACGGGTCTCAACACGCTCTGGGCGTCGCTCGTTCGTGGTTCTGACCGGCCTGACCTCATCGTGCTCGATGCCAACTATTGGGGCATCTACACGGCGTCGCTCCAGGCGAACCAGCGCTTCACCGATCCGTCGACTGGCAGCCTCGGGTTCCCGACGCTCAAGTTCATGGACGCGGACGTGGTGCTGGACGGTGGTATCGGCGGGTTCTGCCCGGCGAACACGGGCTTCATGCTCAACACGAAGTACCTGTTCATGCGGCCGCACCGCGACCGGAACATGGTCTCGTTGTCGCCCAACAAGCGCTACGCGACCAATCAGGACGCCGAGGTCCAGATCCTCGCATGGGCCGGCAACCTGACCTGCAGCGGCGCGCAGTTCCAGGGTCGTATCCAGAACTAACACCCCGTGGTGGGGGTCACCTGGCCTTGATGGGTTTGGGTGATCCCCCGACTCATCAAGGTTTTTTTAGGAGAAATTGAACATGTCTGGTCAGATTATCGGAATCGACAAGACCGCGGTTGTAGCTGCTTCAAGCGTCCCGGCCTTCCGGCTCGGCACGGTAGGCGGCTACGACGACCCGGTCAACGGCTACCAGGAATTCGTCTACGGCCGCGCTGATGGCGCCGTGACGGGCGCTGGCTATCTCTGCGTTGAGGCCACCGGCTTCGACTTTGCGATGGCAACCACGACCAACACCGCTCCGGGCGCTTCGGGCCACGGCTCTCGCGTTGGTGCGGCGCAGGCTGTGCTCGCGGACAACGAGTACGGCTGGTTCCAGATCTACGGCAAGGGCTCCCTGCGCACGCTCGCAAGCGCTGCGAAGGGCACTCGCCTCAACAGCACGGCCACGGCTGGCGCGGTTGATGACGATGGCACCGCTAGCTCGGAGGCGATCGTTGGTGTGGTGCTCGGCACCGCGACCGGCGGCGCTGCCGCCACGAACGCGGACGCCATCTTCAACTACCCGTCCGTCGGCGCGACGCTGTAATTCAGCAGCAGAGCGGGACGGTGCGGGCAACCCCTGCGCCGTCCCTTTTTCACAATCACAGAAGGAAAACCCAGTGAACATCCCCGCCACGATGCCCACAGATTGGAACGCGGTGCAGAACGCACCCGGCCTCGACGAGAGCCGAATTGCCGAAGACGGCAAGCTGTTCGTGCAGTTCTATCGCAAGCCCGTCATCAACGCGCGCAAGAGCACCGAAGCCGGCCGCGCGATTTACGAGGACCGCGATTTCATCAAGATCATGGTCCCTGGCGACAAGCTGAACATCGTCGACCGACAGGTCAACGACCTCGATGCTGCGCGGTTCGCTGCGCGCTACGAGAAGTGGAAGGCCGGCCAGGGCAATGCCGTCGAAGGTACGCCGCTCGCGTCGCTGCCGAAGATGACCCCGACCAAGGTCGAGGAATACAAGTACTTCGGCATTCTGACGGTGGAGCAGCTCGCGGGCGCACCTGACAACGTCGGGCAGAAGTTCTTCTCGTTCAACGAAGACAAGCGTGCCGCAAAAGCGTTCATCGAGCTCGCGAAGGGCAACGCCCCGCTCGAGAAGATGAACGAGGAACTCAAGGCGCGTGATAGCAAGATCGAGGAGCTGCAGGCTCAGATCGAAGCGATCACCAAGATGATGGCCTCGAAGCCCGAGAAGAAGTGAGGTAGCGGTGGCTTTCCAGCTCGTCGACGAAAGTTCGCTGTCGGCAATCGTCCGCAACGTCGCCGCGCTGGTGAGCTACCCGACCCCGTCTGACCCGGCGGGATCGCAAGACCCGTCCATCCAGCAGATGGTGCAGGCTGTCAATCTGGCCGGCGTCGATATGCTGTCGCTCCACGATTGGCAGGAGCTGACGAAGCGCCACACCATCAGCGTGTCTGCAAGCACGCCTGGCGAATCCGAGCGCGGGTTCGATCTTCCCGAGGACTTCTACGAGTTCACTGATCAGACGCAGTGGAACTCGACGATGCAGTGGCCTGCTGTCGGCCCCATCTCTCCGCAGATGTGGCAGCAGCTGCTCATCCGCCAGACGTTGCCGACCCTGTCCTTCTATTGGCAGGTGCGCGGCAACCAGATCTACATCCTGTCGCCACCCACGGCCGCCCAGACCCTCTCGTTCTTTTACCAGTCGGTCGCATGGGTGCGCGACCAGGATGTCACGACCACCTACAAGAACCGCGCGACCAAGAACGGCGACGTCATCCTGCTCGACAGTCACCTGATGACGCTGCTGGCGCGCGCCAAGTGGCTCGAGATGAAGGGGCTGGATTCGAGCGCAGCGATGCGCGACTTCACCGTCAACCTCGAAAACCGCAAGGGGAACGAGAAAGGATCGCCGGTGCTGACCGCAGCGCGGGAGTTCCGATTCCCGTTCATCACGCCGTTCGGCAACACGCCAGACACGGGGTTCGGTAGCTGATGCCGCTGATCCCGATCAAGCAGTTCAAGTCGCCGCGACTGTCCGCAGCCGCGCAGAGCGCGCAGCTGATCGTCTCGCCCGCGCCGGTGGGCGGGCTCAACTATCGAGATCCGATCAGCAACATGGCTGTGACGGACGCGCTGGTGATGCGCAACTTCATCCCGAAACAGACGGGCGCCGAGCTGCGCAAGGGCTGGCAATACCACACCAGCAGCGCGCTCGCGAACGATATCGGCTCAGTCTTCAGCTACAACGCGCCGAACCCGGCAAGCAGCAAGGTCTTCGCCGCCGCGGCCGGCAACATTTACGACGTGACGACCGCCACGCCGGCGGTGTCGCAGTCGACGACGGGAAGCACCGCGAACCTGTGGAGCACCGCGCAGTTCTCCACGACGTCAGGAAACTTCCTGCTGGCCGTGAGCCCCGGCGCGGGTTACTGGACGTACAACGGCACGAGCTGGACACAGCAGACGGTCACCGGCCTGCCCGCCAATCCGACCTCGGTGGCGGTCTGGAAGAACCGCGTGTTCTTCACGGTGCAGAACAGCTCGAGCGTGTACTACCTGACGACGGTCAACGCAATCACCGGCACCGCGTCCGAGTTCCCGATGGGAGCGACGATGCGCAACGGTGGCTCGATGCGCGCCGTGATCAACTGGACGCTCGACGCCGGCACCGGCATCGACGACTACCTGGTCGCGGTCGGCAGTCAGGGCGACGTCAGCGTCTGGCAGGGCACCGACCCCTCGAACGCCTCGACGTTCGCGCTGCGCGGCGTCTGGTACGTCGGTCCGGTGCCGCTCAACGGCCGGTTCTTCACTAACTTCGGCGGCGACGTGATGATCCTGTCCGAGCTCGGCATCGTGCCGATGTCTCGACTCGTCAACGGGCAGTTCAGCGAGATCCAGCCCGGCCCCGCCCAGAAGATCCAGACGGTGCTGGCGCCGATCGTGAGCGAGCTGCGCACCGCGGTCGCCTGGGACGTTTACCTCGTCCCCAACAGCGACGTGCTCGTCATCAAGCTCCCGCTGCTCGATGGCACCTACCAGCAGTTCGCGATGAACATCAACACGGGCGCCTGGTGCACGCTGACGGGCATTCCGATGGTCGCGACCGCGATGCTCAACGGGCAGCTGTACTTCGCGACGGATGACCGCCGCGTTGCCAAGGGGTTTTTGGGCGAGCTGGACGGCGTCGCGGTCGATGGCAGCGGCGGCTTCGCGGTGGATGGCGAGGTGCAGACCTGCTTCAACGCCTTCGGCACGCCGGGCCAGCTCAAGCGGTTCACGATGGTTCGGCCGGTGTTCATCGCGCGTCAGCCGCCGTCGCTGAAGGTGCGGCTCAACACGCAGTACAGCTTCGGCGGGGTTGCCGGCGCGCCGTCGTTCACGGCCGAAGCGCGCGACGAATGGGACGAGGGGATCTGGAACCTTGCGCGCTGGGGCTACTCGAGCAACACGTTCGAGACGTGGCTCGGCGTGATCGGGCTCGGTTATTACGGGTCGCTGCGGATGCGCGTCCGTGGCTTGGGCGGCACCACGACGTTCGCGTCGTTCCACGTTTTGAGTGAAATGGGCGGGGTGATGTGATGGAACCGATGATGCAGCAGCCGCCGGGCAACTCGCTGATCGCTGCGCTGCGCGCAAACACGCGCGGGAGCGTGACGATGCCAAGCGCTCCGCAGGCTTTGAACTTCCCGTGGATGCGCACGGCAACGTCGGCGACGCCGATTCCCGTCACGCCGCCGCCCGAGGAAACTCCGGTGACGCCGCCTCCCGTCACGCCGCCGGTAACTCCGCCGGTGACGCCGCCCGAGGAACCGCCTGTCACGCCGCCGGATGACACGCCGCCGATGCCGCCTGACGACTGGTGGAACAACTGGAACCAGAACTGGAACTGGAACCAAAACTGGAACCAGAACCCGAACGATTTTCGGACGCCAGATGTGCAGCAGCAAAGCGTGCAGGAAATGAATCAGGTCGAGCCTGACTCTCAGCCGATCATGCCGGATTGGTGGATGTCCGAGATGATGCAGCAGCAAGTGCCGCAGCAGGAGGAGTCGCAACCCGAGTCCGCGCCGGTGCAGCCGCCGCAGGCCATGATCGACCCGGCGATGCTCGAGATGCTGCAGTACATGCCCGACTACGACCTGATGAGGTTCTGACGGTGCAACTCGTGACGGACATCGCAGGTGAGCCGCCAGTGATCTGGGAGTGGATGTCGAAGCAGACCCAGATCCCGTGGTCGAGCGACCTGCGCACGATTGCCGCGCTCCGCGAGGACGGCACCATTGCCGCCGCGGTGGCGTTCAACGGTTGGACGCCTGCGGCGTGCTTCATTCACGTCGTGCTCGATTCTGCGCACTCGCTGAGCAAGCAGTTCCTGCGCGCGGTGATGTCGTACCCGTTCGACACCGTCGGCGTGCGCGCCATCTACGGACTGACGCCGCGCGACCTCGATCGAGCGATTCGGTTCAACAAGAAGATCGGATTCAAGGAAATTGCGGAGACCGTCGACTGTGTGCTGCTTGAACTGCGGCGCGAAGACTGCCGGTTCCTGAAGGAGACGTTGCAATGAGCAAGGGCAAGGCACCGCCGCCGCCGGACTACACTGGCGCTGCAATGGCGCAGGCGCAGGCGTCGAAAGAAAACCTGAACATTCAGAACTTCGCCAACCGCCCGACGATCAACACGCCGTTCGGCAGCGAAAGCTGGTCGACGGAAGTCGGCACCGACCCGGCGACGGGTCAGCAGGTGACGAAGTGGACGCAGAACACGACGCTGACGCCGCAGCTGCAGGATGCGCTCAACTCGCAGATCAAGATGCAGCAGGACCGCAGCAACCTCGCGCAGGGGTTTATGGGTCGTGTCAACGATGCCTATTCCAAGCCGTTCGACTGGGAGAACCTGCCGGCGTTGACTTCTGCCGGCGATCCCGGCCGCGTGATGTCTGGCATCGCCGACTACTCTGCCGGCCTGAGCACTGACGTCGCGCAGCAGCAACTGTCGAACGGGTTCAACTTCAGCGGCCCGCAGATGTCGGTCGACTCTGGCGCCGGGGGCATCCAGGGCGGGATCGACCAGACCGCGCTGCAGGGCGGCGTCAACCCGATGATCAGCGCGCTGCGGACAAACACTCAAGGCTCGCCGGTCGACACGAACTTCCAGTCGATGAACAACGCGCTGCGATTCAACACGCAGGCGTCCCCCGTCGATGCGGGCTTCAGAGCAAACACGCAAAACGTCCAGACGCGCGTCGACCCGATGCAGGTCAACGCGAACTTCCGTTCGATGGGCAACAACCTCGTGCGCGGGATGCAGGGCGAGGCGGTGCAGCGCGGGCTGAACACGGGCGACAACCCCGCGTTGCCTGGGTTCGACTCGTCGTTCCGCGACTCTGTCGCGACCGATCTTGTCGGTCGCATGATGCCCGTCCATCAGATGCAGCAGGCCAACCTCGAGACGCAGCTCGCCAATCAGGGGTTCGAGCGCGGCAGCGAGGCGTACAAGCGCGCGCTGGACGACCTCGCCGGCCGGCAGTCCTCCGAGCGCTACAACGCGCTCGACATCGCCGGCAACGAAGCTCAGCGGCTGTACGGGATGCAGATGGGCTCGCGGCAGCAGGCATTCAACGAGGATGTCGGCTCGGGCAACTTCGCCAACGCGGCCGCGAACCAGGCATTCCAGCAGAACCTCGCTCGCGGGCAGTTCGCCAACCAGGCGACGCAGCAGGCTTTCAGCCAAGACTTGGGCGCTCGTCAAGCTGCCAACCAAGCTGTCGGCCAGCAGTTCGGTCAAAACCTGCAGGCCGGGCAGTTCGGCAATCAGGCGCAGCGGCAGATTTTCGACCAGGACACGACGACGCGACAGGCAGCAAATGCCGCCCGCGGACAGGAGTTCCAGCAGAACCTTGCCGGCAACGAGTTCGCCAACCGCGCCGTCGGGCAAGCATTCCAGCAGGACATGGGGGCGCGACAGGCAGCGAATGCCGCTCGCGGGCAAGACTTCCAGCAGAACCTCGCTGGCAACGAGTTTGCCAACCGCGCCGTCGGGCAGGCTTTCAATCAGTCGCTCGACGCGGGGCGATTTGCCAACGAGGCTGCGAACCAGCGGTTCCAGCAGGGATTGCAGCAGGGCCAGTTTGCCAACCAGTCGGCCAATCAGGCGTTCAATCAGAACCTCGCGGCCAGCCAGTTTGGTAATCAGGCTCAGAACCAGCTGTTCAACCAGAACATGTCGATGCAGGATCTGTTCAACCGCAGCGCGGGGCAGGCATTCCAACAGGACTTGGCGGCGCAGCAGTTCCGCAATCAGTCGCTGGGGCAGGCGTCGGCGCTCGACATCGCCAGGCAGCAGGCCGACAACGCCGCCCTGAGCCAGCAGTGGAACATGCAGCAGCAGTTTGCCGACCAGCAGAACCGGCTGCGTCAGCAGGCGATCGCAGAGCAGCAGATGGCACGCTCGCAGCCGCTGAACGAAATGAACGCACTGATCACGGGTCAGCAGGTCGGAATGCCGCAGATGCCGCAGTTCCAGCGCGCTGGGGTCGCAGAGACGCCGCAGCTGCTCAACGCTGCCAACATGCAGTACCAGGCAGCGCTCGACGCTCAGAACGCGCGCAACGCGTCGTTCGGCAACACGATGGGCGGGCTGTTCAATCTGGGCAGCGCGGCGCTCGGCAACCCGTTCGCGTTCTCCGACCGCCGCCTCAAGCGCCGGATCAAGCGCGTCGGCACGCACGCCACGGGCGTCGGCATCTACGACTTCGACATGGCGGGCTACCGTCAGCGCGGTGTGATAGCGCAGGAGCTTGCGGCGGTGCGCCCCGAGCTCGTCAAGCGGCACGCCAGCGGGTACCTGACCGTCAACTATGCTGCGCTCTGAGGTGATGTATGGATGAATCGCAAATGTTCGACTACCTCTTGCAGATGGGCGCGATGCGCCCAGAGGAAGAGGAGCTTGCGCGCAAGCAGGCAATGATCGATGCGCTGCGGCAGCAGTCGATGCAGCCGATGCAGGGTCAGATGGCGGGGCGTGTCTATGTCGGGCCGTCGCTCGCCCAGGGCGCGGCTCAGCTCGGTCAGGCCTACATGGCCCGCAAGGGGCAGGGCAAGGTCGACGCCGGCATGAAGGACTTCAACGCGCGGCAGAAGACGGCTCTCGAGATGCTGCGTGCTTCGCGTACGCGGCCGGTGACTCCGATGCAGGGCGGCAAGCGCCCCTACGACGACGAAGAGACCATGTACTGACCGGAGGGATCATGGGCTTCTACGAAGAAATGCTGGCGGCCGGCGCGATCGTTGAGACGCCGGAAGAGATCGAGCGCAAGCGGCGATCGCTCTTGCCGCGCGCGCGACAGAAAAGCGCTGGCGGCACGATCACGAACACGGTGCAGCCTGGCGAGGACAACATCCGCAAAGCGCTTGACCTGTACGGGCAGGAGGACGATTTCTCCCAGGCTCAGGCCTACGCTCGCTCGAGGGCGGACGAGGGCGGTGCGTCAATGCTGAATGCGCTCGCCGCGCAGTACGCCGGCCCGCGCTTTGAGGGCGTGCAGGGGCAGTACCTGAAGCGCGCGATGGCCGCGCGTGAGCCGATGAAGGTTGGCAGTTCGACGATTACCCCCGACGGTCAGGTGCTGAAAGACCCGTCTGCGAGCCGCGAGCGCGAAGCAGCTCGACTGATGCAGCTCGGGCAGTTCGAGATGGGCCTCGACGACAAGCGCCAGGCGCGCGAAGACAACTCGGTCCTGCGCATGGCACTGGCCGGCGCGCGCGGCAGCAACAGCGCCGACGACGCGCGCACCTGGCGCGCCGAGGACAAGCTGCGCAACGACTTCGACAACGCCACGAAGGATCTGCAGTCTGAGCTTGGCGCGACGCGCAAGATCACCGAGATCGTCTCGGCGACACCGCCCGGCTCGAGGCCGGATGCGATCACGCAGCAGTCGCTCGTGATCCTGCTGAACAAGTTCCTCGACCCCGGCTCGGTGGTCCGCGAGGGCGAATTCGACCGCGTGATCAAGGCGCAGGGGTTGGAGGGGCGCGCGCAGAACCTGATCAACAACATCCTGCGCGGCGAGCCGTTGAACGATGCCGCGATCCAGCAGATCAACGGGCTGGCGCAGCTCTATCAGCGTGCGGCAGAAGCCAAGCTGATGTCGACCGCCGGTCAGTACACGGAGCTCGCACGGGCCCGTGGCCTCGACCCCGCCGGCGTCATCGTGAACCCGGTTTATCGCGGCGGCACGCCGGCCGGCGGCAACCGCCGCGTTCGATTCGAGGATCTCACCAATGCCCGTTGACGTCGTCATGCCTGACGGCACCATCGTCGAGGGGGTGCCTGACGGCATCACCCAGGACGAGCTGCGCAGGATGCTGCAGCAGCACGACGCGCCGAAGCTGACCGACGAGTGGCGCCGCAACACGATGCGCAGCATGGCGGGCGGCCGGGCGAAGGAATCGTCCTGGCTGCGCCGGGCACTCGAGAATTACGGGGCCGGCACCGCCGAGCTCGTCACGGGCGCCCAGCAGCGCTGGAACGACCTGTTCGGCAACGACAAGCGGGGCGCAGAGCTCAAGCGCCGTGCCGCCGACGAGCGCGCCGTGGCCGAAACGCTCGCCGAGAACACCACGGGCGGCGGCGCCCTGCAGGTAGCGGGCAACGTCGTGCCGACGCTGGCGGTCCCCGCCGGCGCGTTCGCCAATACCGCGATGCGCGCTGGTACTGCTCTCCCGCGTGCCTATCAGGCACTGCGCGCAGGACGCGCTATGGCGCCCGCTGCGACGACGACGGCGAAGCTGGGGACGGCAGGCCTAGTCGGCGATGCGGCGCTCTCTGGCGGCCTGTACGGCGCCCTGCGGCCGACTGTCGAGGGCGAGAGCGCTTTCAATAACGCCCTCGAGGGGGCCGCGTTCGGCGCAGCGCTCCCGGCGGCCGGCTTCGGCGTGAACCAGGTTCGACGCATGGGGACGGCCGGCGGCGGCGGGGAGCGCGCTGCGGAGCAAGTCGTGCGTGAGATGGCGGGCGAGGGCGCCGACCAGGCGACCCGGCAGGACGTGCTCTCGCGCACCCTTGCGCAGCTGCGTGGGCTCGGGCCGCAGGGGCGTATCCCGCTCACGACCGCCGCCCGCCTCGACAGCGCCGACCTCGCGCGCCTGGAGCGCGGCAGTCGCACGCTCAACGCCGGCAACTGGTACGACTTCGACCAGAACCAGGCGAGGGCGGTGGCCGGCGAGTTCGGCCGCGCGACCCGCGAGGCGGACATGCTCGGGCCGCGGAAGACCGCTCGATCGAATCGCTGGGACCGCAACTTCGCGCGCGCCGATGAGGCGAGCAACATGAGCAAGTTCGGGTCGGACATCGCGGCGTTCCGCGGCGACCTCGACGAAGCCATGCGGCTTCCAGAGGCGTCGAACCCGCAGGTGCGGTCGATGATGCAAGCGATCGCCAACGACATCGACCGGGTGTCGGCGTCGGGCTCGGCCTACACGCCGGCGCACTTGCAGCAGATCCGCGCCAACCTCAGCGCGAAGTTCAGCCCGATGAACCCGAACGCGTTCACGGCCGCGCCGCGCAGCTCGCCGATGCGGCTGCAGGTGATGGACCAGCTCGACTACATCCTGAACAGGGCGACGGACGGCAAGTGGCAGCAGGTTGTCGACGACTACGCGAGCGGATCTCGCCTGGTCGATCAGAGCAAGGCCGCGGGGCGTGTTCGCGACTCGGTCTACGACCGCAACACCGGCCGCGTGCTCGGCGTGTCTGCGGACGCGGCGGGCGATGTTCCGAAGATCACCGAGGCTGGGCTCGGCCGTGCGATCAATCGCGGCGCCGATCGCGCCGGCAACGTGCAGCTCTCGAATGCTGCGCAAAAGCGGCTGAACACCGTCCTCGAGGCCTTGCGCCGGCAAAACATCACCCAGCGTGTTGCGAGAACCGCGACGGCAGGTGGCGGCAGCAACACTGCAAGCGACACGATTGCCGCAGCGGCAGCCGGGCAGGCAGCCGACGTGATCGGCGGCGTCGCCGGCACGCCGGGCTCGATCGTCGCGCGTGGCGGCATCGACGCGCTGCGCGCGTTTGCGAACACGCAGCGAGATCAGGCGCTCGCCAATGCGCTGCAGAACCCGCAGGAGCTGCGTCGAATCCTCGAGCAGCTCGAGCGCTCGGGGCAGCCGCTGACGGCGGAACAGGATGCGTTGTTGAGGATTCTGCGCGGGTCGTCTGCGGCCGCGTCGCAGTAGGAGAGAGAGATGCCAAGAAACGGAGCAGGTACCTACACGCTGCCGACCGGGAACCCGGTGTCGGCCGGCACCATCATCGAGGCCGACTGGGCCAATGACACGATGGAGGACGTCGCCGATGCGCTGAGCGATTCGCTGTCGCGCAGCGGCCAGGGCGGCATGACCGCGCCGTTCCGGCTTGCCGATGGCAACGCGGGCGCGCCGGGCGTTGCCTGGCTGAACGAAACCTCGAGCGGCTTCTACCGTGCCGGCAGCGGCGAAATGTGGGCCGCGGTGCTGGCGACAAACATCATGCGATTCACGACGGCCGGGGTGTTCATCCCCTCGGCGCGGACGTTCACCGCTGACGGCAACGTCTCGATCGGCGGGACGATCGGCGTGGTGGGCACTGCGACGCTGAGCGGGAACGCGACCGTTGGGGGCACCCTAGGCGTCACCGGCGTGCTGACGGCAACGGCCGGCGTCGTCGGCAACGTCACGGGCGACGTCACGGGCAACGCCGGCACCGTCACGAACGGCGTCTACACCACGGGCTCGTACAGCGACCCCGCCTGGTTGGTGACGCTGAACGGCAGCAAGATCACCGGCAACATCAACGGCAACGCCGCGAACGTCACCGGGACAGTCGCGCCGGCGAACGGCGGCACCGGGCTCAACTCCGTGCCAGCGAACGGCCAGGTGCTGATCGGCAACGGCAGCGGCTACGCGCTCTCGACGCTGACCGCCGGGGCGGGCGTGTCGATCAGTAACGGTCCCGGCAGCATCACTCTCGCCGCGGCAAGTTCGACGGGACTGCCGACCATGCTGGTCGTCACGGGCACGTCGCAGCTGGCCTCGAGCGGCTTCAACTACGCCCTCACGAACGCCGCGTCCACGACCGTCACGCTGCCTGCATCACCTGCTGTGGGTGATGTCGTCTGGATCACGTCGGCGAACGGCCGCACCGACAACGTGATCGACCGCAACGGCCGAAACATCAAGGGCATTGCAGCGAACATGACGCTGTCGCAAAGCGCCACGCAGCTGCAATACGTCGACGCGACCTACGGCTGGGCTGAGCTGACGCAATCGAGCGGCGGCGCGCCAGATTTCATCGTCCAAGCATTCGGAATTGTTTGAGGAGTTCATCATGGCAGTTCAAGCACAGTACGCATCCACGCCCCGCGCTGCGGTCGGTCAGGTCTCCGTCGCCAACACGAACCGCGACGGAACCGGCACGCTTGCCACGATCTTCACGGCGGGCAGCTCGGGCTCGCGGATCGACGACATCAAGATTCAGGCCACCGGCACCACGACTGCCGGCGTCGTGCGGCTTTTCGTCCACGACGGGACCAACGCGCGTCTGCTCGCCGAAAACCTCGTGACCGCAGTCACGCCGTCGACGACGGTTGAGGCGTGGAGCACGACGCTGCTCAACCAGGCGATCGTGCTGCCGAACGGCTGGTCGCTCCGCGCGTCGACCAACAACAGCGAAACCTTCAACGTGCTCGTGACCCGCGCAGGGGACTTCTGATGAACCCCGGTACCTTCGCCGGAATCCCCGGCACCGTGAGCGATTCCGTCTCGCGCTTCGTCCAGTCCGGCGTCATCTCCACGTCGCGCACCGTACCCGTGCCGGCCGGCGTCAAGCGCATCGAGGCGCTGCTCGTGGGCGGTGGCGGCGGCGGTGGCTCGGGCGGTGGAGCTTACGGCGGCGGCGGCGGCTTCGGCGGCGCTGCGGTCATCGAAATTCCGGTTACAGGCCAGCCGCTGCAAGTTGTGATCGGTGCGGGCGGCGCGGCCGGTGACCCCGGCGCCAACGGCTCGCCAACTTCTATTACATCTGGCGGCACACGCTATGCCGAAGTCGGCGGTGGTGGCGGTGGTGGCGGCGGAACCAATTTCCAAGCCCAGACCGGCCGCGCAGGCGGTGGCGGCGGTGGCGGCGCCTCTGCCAACAATGGCTCTGGCGGCATGGGCGGCGCTCCGCCGATCGGGCGCGTGCTGTGGTCGGCGTATCCGCAGGAAGGCCGGATCGGCGGCAGCACCGGCGGCGTTGCGGGCGCTGGCGCTGGCGGAGCGGGCAACAACGGATCGAGCGGCAGTCACGGATCATTCGGCGGTGGCGGCGGCGGATCTGGCGGCGCCGGATCAACAGGCACAACTACTACGCCGGGGTATGGCGGCGGCGGTGGCGCATCCGGTAACGGCGCCGCAGCGGCAGGATCTTTAGGCGGCGGCGGCGGTAGCGGCACAACCCCAAACGTTGGCGGGTCTCTGGCCTCCGTATCGATTTGGGGGTTTACAGGCTTTTCCGGCGGCGGTAGCGGCACCAGCAGCGGTGGCGGTGGCGGTGGCTTGCTCGCCGCTGGCGCTGCCGGAAGTGGTAGCAACGGCGGCGCTGGTGGCAACGGCGGCGGCGGCGGCGGCGGTGCAACCGGAAGCAATCCCGGCGCCGGCGGCAACGGCTTCGCGGTCCTGCGCTTTTACTTTTGAGGTCTGACATGTCAAAGAAATTCGCAATCGTGAAAGGCGAGATCGTGGACTGCATCGCGCTCGCAGACGCACCGCTCTCGACCGACGGGACGTGGGTTGACCTCGACGGCATCGAGCCGCAGCCGGGGCCGGGCTGGACATTCAAGGACGGCGCGTTCTCGCCGCCGCCTCCGGTCGTCGATTCGCGCCCGCCGGTCATCACTCGGATCGCGTTTTCGTCGCGGCTTACCGACGCTGAGTATGTCGGCATCATCGCGGCGGCAAAAACCGACGTTGCGGTAGAGGCGTGGCTTGCAAAGTTCAACATGGTGATCCAAATCGATCTTTCTGATCAGCGCACGCAGGCCGGGGTTGCTTTGCTGGTCTCCAAAGGCCTACTCACGCAGGCGCGCGCGGACGAGATCCTCACGGCGCCGGTGGCCGAGGAGGAACGGCCGTGACCGACAAGCTCACCGAAGCAGAGATCGAGCACATTGCCGAGCGGGCTGCCGAGAAAGCGCTGCAGAAGGTCTACCAGGAAATCGGCAAGTCGGTCGCGCACAAGATCTTCTGGGCGGTCGGCGTCGTTGTCGTCGCCGCGATTATGTGGGCGAGCGGCAAGGAGCTGATTAAATGATCGACATCCTGGGCGGCGGCGTCGTCGGCAGTGTGCTGGGCGGCGTGTTCCGCCTCGTGCCCGAGTTCCTGAAGGCGTTCGATCGAAAGAACGAACGGCAGCACGAACTCGCGATGTTCGACCGGCAGTGCAAGCTCGAGGAACAGCGAGGCCAGCAGAAACTCTCGGAGATCGGCGCGCAGCACCAGGCCGACCTCGATGTCGGCGTGATCGATGCGTTCAAGTCGGCGATCGAGCAGCAGACCGAGATGACCAAGGCCGCGGGCGGATGGGTCGCCAGCCTGTCCGCAAGCGTGCGCCCGGTCGTCACCTACTGGGTACTCGGGATCTGGTCGTTCGTGCACCTCTGGTACGCGTGGAACGCATGGGCGTCCGGTGCAGATGCGAAGACGGTCTTCGTGACGATGATGTCGACCGACTTCGCGGCGCTCGTCGCCGGCACGCTCAACTACTGGTTCCTCGATCGCACGCTGGCACGCAGGGGTCTTTGATGGACTTGGCGATCGCCACTCGGCTCTGCAAAGAGTTCGAGGGGTTTCGCTCGCGCCCATACATCTGCCCGGCCGGCGTCCCGACGATCGGGTACGGCAGCACGCGGTACCCCGACGGCCGGCGGGTGACGCTCGACGACGCCCCCATCACCAAGGCCGACGCAGAGGCTCTATTGGCGGCGCAGCTGCAGGGGGAGTTCCTGCCGGCCGTGCTGCGTCTCTGCCCGCCGCTGGTGGCGCATCCGGCGGCCCTGAACGCGATCGTGGACTTCACTTACAACCTCGGCGCAGGCCGGCTGCAGACGAGCACGCTGCGCCGGCGGATCAACCAGGGCGACTGGGATGGCGCGCGTGAGCAGCTCATGCGCTGGACGCGCGGCGGCGGGCGGGTGCTGCCCGGCCTCGTGCGCAGGAGAAAAGCGGAGGCAACACTGCTGTGAGTCGAAAGCGAAAGATGAGCGTCGTGCAGATCGAGGACGGCAAGTGGTACCGCATCCGCGGGTACACCCACACGGAGTGCTGCGACTGCGCACTTGTCCATAAGGAAGAAATCCGGCTCGTTGACGGTCACCTCGAGTGGCGTGCGATGCGAGACGACGTCGAAACACGCCGGCGCAGAACCGCGCTCGGCGTGAAGATCACCCGCGAGACATGACCCATGCCGAAAATGATCGACAACGATGAATTCATCGAAACGTGGCGGCGGCTCCGGTCGCCGATCAAGGTGGCAAAGCATCTGCAGCTGAGTCAGCGCAACGTCTACGACCGCCGGCGCCGAATCGAGATGAAACTCGGGATCTCGCTGGAATCTGACGTTGGGCAAAACCCGACCGCGGAGGGTGACACCAACGCGACCGCCAGGCGACTGACGCAGACCGCACGCGATCGGGCGCGCAAGTACGAGCGGGACATGACGCTCGAAATCACCGACGGCGTGGTGCTGGTCGCGAGCGATTGCCACTACTGGCCGGGCGTCGTCACGGTCGCGCACCAGGCGCTGTGCAAGCTCGCCAAGCAGCTCAAGCCGGAAGCGGTCGTGCTGAACGGCGACGTGCTCGACGGGGCACGAGTGAGCCGGCACGCGCGGATCATGTGGGAAAAGCTGCCCGAGCTGAAGGACGAGATCGCCGCGGTGCAGGATCGGTGCGCCGAGCTCGAGCGGGCGGCCGGCATGGCGCAGCTCATCCGAACGATCGGCAACCACGACGCCAGATTCGAGAACTACCTCAGCGCGCACGCGCCGGACCTCGAGGAAATGACCGGATCCACTTTGATCGACTACCTGCCGCGGTGGCGAGCCGGCTGGGCGTTGCACGTCAACCAGAGCAGCGATGCCTGGACGACGATCCGGCACCGGCCGGTGAGCGGCGGCGTGCACTCCGCGTACAACAGCACGCTGCGATCTGGCGTCCACTATGTGCACGGGCACCTGCACAAGCTCCAGGTGACACCCTGGGGCGATTACAGGGGCCGGCGCTACGGGGTGGATACTGGCACCCTCGCCGAGCCGAACGGCCCTCAGTTCGGCTATACGGAGGCCGGGCCGCTCAACTGGGCGTCAGGCTTCGCCGTGCTAACCTTCCACGGCGGCAAGCTGCTGCAACCGGAGCTCGTCGTGGTGCACGATGGCGCGGCGTGGTTCCGCGGCAGGAAGGTTGGGACGTAAATGGGACGTGAATCAGGGGAAAAGCGGGTAACGGGGTCCATCGTAGTCCAAGGAAAATCAGCAACTTGCGGTTTTCGCACAGTTCTGTGTCATCCTCATAACCCGAAGGTCGCAGGTTCAAATCCTGCCCCCGCTACCAACTAAATCAACGACTTACGCGAGTTCGGCAAGCTCCAAAAAAGCCGACTGGGACGTAAATGGGACGTGAGTCGTTCGGTCAGTGCAGGCGCGTAGCCAAGCGCTCCGCCGCATTGACCAGGTGATCGACCGGCAGGTGGACGTAGTTGTCGATCATCGCCGGCGTTTTCCAGCCGCCCATGTCCTGCAGCGTCTTGCGATCGACCCCGTCCATCGCCGCCCAGCTCGCGAAGGTGTGCCTGATATCGTGGAACCGGAACCCCTCGGGTAACCCGGCGCGCTTCGTGTACCGGCGCCACTGGTGGAAGCAGGGCGGCTCGACCGGGAACACCCGGCTCTCGCCCGCCACCCGCGGCTGCTGCTCGAGGAGCGCTCGGGCGGCGCTGTTGATCGGGCAGACGATGAGATTCCCGGCCTTCGTGTCGATCGGCTGCACCCAGCAGACGCCGCGGGCGAGATCTACGCGATCCCAGGTCAACCCGAACACGTTCGACTTGCGCAGGCCGGTCATGAACGCAAACCCGACCGCCGCGCGCAGCTGGGGCGGCAGCACCTCGAGCAGCGCCTTCGCCTGGGCGGGGGTCGCGATCAGCATCTTGCTCGCCTCGCGCTTGTCACCGTAGGTGCGGAAGGTCGGCACCTGGTCGATCCACTCCCATTCCTTGCACGCAGTCGAGAGCACGCTGCGCAGGGTGATGACGTAGTTGTTGCGGGTGCCGTTGCTCGCCGGCGTGCCCTTGCGCGTGATGAGCCCCTCGATCTGCTCGGCCGCCCAGGCGCGGGTGATGTCGGTGAGGGCCATGCCCTCGGCGCGCGCGCACCAGAACGCGAGGTGGTGCGTGTAGTCGCGGATGGCGCCGTCGGTCTTGTGCTCGGCAAGCCAGCGCTCGGCCGCCTCGTTGAGCGAGCGCGGTTGCTTCTCGCCGAGCTTGGCCTGGCGCCAGAGCTGCGCCTTCAATTGGTCGTGCAGCTCCTGCGCTGCTTTGCGATCAGCAGTCTGAGCAGACTGCTTGAATCGCCGCCCGCCGGGGAGCGCGATATCGATGTAGAACGTCTTGCCTCGTTTGAAGATGGACATAGTTTGCGGGGCTCCTGTTTGGTTGCTTCGAGAATCTCCGCGACGTTGACTCGGATCGCGGTGCCGAACCTGTAGGCCGGCACCTCGCCCCGGTCGACCAGCCGGCGGAGCGTCTTCACGCTAACACCGAGCTGCCCCGCCGCGTCAACCAGTGTTGTCAACACTGGCTGTTGAGATTCTCGCAACACTTCAGGCATCCGTCAACTCGCCTCGCAGGAGCGGCAGGAAGTCCCCGAGCTTGAGCACGACCCGCCAGGGCTGGCCGTTCTGCCGGTAGGCCACGATGGGCACCTCTCCCGGCTGGCAGTGCTCCTCGATCTGCCGGCACCAGGCGGGCAGGGCGAGCGTCTCGCGGCGCTTGGCCTCGATGCGGAACTTACCGACCTGGATGTCGTCGCCCGAATCGCGGGCCTGACCCAGCTTCCTTTTCACGACGAACCCAAGCTCGTCGCTCAGGATCTGCGCCAGCTCCCGCTCCGCCGCCGCTCCCTTGTTTCGTGACATCCGTCCGCCCATGCTCTGTGCTCCACTTGCTGCGCCAGGGATGCGCCTGGCCGGGTTTATCGATTCTCACGCGGATCTCTCCCCGCAAGCAGCGAGGCGTACCAGAGCAGCTTGCCCGCGTCGACCTTCGGGTCGTCTTTCATGCCCAACCGCCAGTTGTACTTGGCAATCTGGCCGCGCAGGTAGCCGCGCCACTCGTCTGGCGTCAGCTGCGCCTTGATCGCATCGATGCACTCGATGGCGCCGCGGTCGTAGTGCTGTGGCCGCTCGACGACGTCATATTCCTTGACGATCATGCAATCACCTCAAAACGGGATCGGGTCGTTGAAGTCGTGGTCGTAGGCCTCGGCCGGCGGCAGGTTCGACAGGTCGCGCTTGCCGCGCCGCGGTTTACTCGCGACGACCTTGGCGGTAAACGTCGCCCGCATCGCCTCGACGATCGGCTCGGTGACAGTCCCGGCCGCCGACGCGGAGAGCTCCTTGCTCGAGTAGCCGCCGGGGCCGTTGATGAACGTCTTGCCAGTCTCACGGTGCCGGTACTCGATGTGCGCGACACCGCCATCCACCGCCTCGCCGAAGGGCACGAGGTCGGGGATGAGCAGGTGCTGCTCACAGGCGCTGCGCTGCTCACCCTTGTTGCGTGCGGTGCCGTGAACGTCGCAATGCCATGCGCCGGCCGCAACGGGGGTCGCGTGGCAGCATGTTCGGCAGCTCACCTCGGCCACCTTCTGCTCGTGACAGACTGAGAAGAACGGGCACCCCTTGCACTGCCAGTGCGCCGGATCTTCGGAGAGCTTCGTCGGTGGGGTCTTCGAGTCAATGATGCGCCGGGCACGCTCCTGCATCGCCTTGAACGCGTCCTCGTCGAAGTGCACCCACTCGGTGTAGAGCTCGTCGTTGTCTTTGTTCACCGCCAGGTACATCGCGCGCTCGAGCTTCAGCAGTCCCATGTAGGACTGCATCTGCGCGTAGTGCTGCGGCTTGCTCTCGGCGACGCCGACCTTCTTGAGGTCTGTATAGCTCTTCGCGCTGTGCGTCTTCACCTCGAGGATCGCCCAGGTCTTGGGCGCCTCGGGGAAGCCACGGCCGATACCGTCGACGCTGCCGCCGAAGTGCCCCGACTCGTCACGGCACTCGATCTGCTTGTCGCCGTCGTGCGTGTGCAGATCGACGCCGATGCCTCGCAGCTCCTCGGCGACGACCGCCTCCTCGCGCTTGCCGCGGTCGAAGAGCCGCCGCATCCGGCCGTCCCAACTGGGCGTCATCGCCCAGCGGAAAGACAGCCAGATGTGCCGATCGCACGCGTGGCCGATCAACGACGCCCCGAGGTGTTCCCGGTGTTCCTGCTTCTCTCGCGCACGCCATTTGACAATGGCCTCCCCGGTTGTGTGCTGCGAAGCAGGGACTTGCGCCATTATCGGCGCTCCCAGGGCCGCGCAGCCGGCTTCGCCGCAGGGGGAGATGCGGCGGCACCGGGCCGCGCGGCCTGGGCAGAAGGTTTCCCAGACGCACCGGCGATGCCGGCGTAGCCCATCACGCGATTGCGTGTCGGGTCTTTCCGGTCGATGTCGATTTCCGCCATCACGGGGATGTCGTGCAGCTGTTCAGTGTCGGTCAGGTTCGTGACGCCGGCCGCCAGGCACAGCTGCTGCAGCTGGCGCTTGGCGATGTCCTCGGCGGTCTTGTTCGGGTTGCTGACGTTGAGCCGATCCCAGACGCGCCGGCCGCTGTGGTCGCCGTCGACCACCTGCAGCACGAGCTCGACGTACTGGCCGGTGCCGGCCTGCGTGGGCTTGAGATCGGACCCGATCACCATGACCTGGTAGAAGCCGCGCGGCAACGGGCTGCGCTCCGGCGCCGGCGGCGCAACGTGGTTCTGGGCGTCGAATTGAAATGAAGGCACTGTCGGTTCCTCAGTTTGACGTGATTGCGTTGACGAACGCCTCCCACGCGAGCGGGATGCTCTCGGGGAGTGCATAACGGTTTTTCGCCATGTAGGCCGGCCGCTCGCTCGTGTAGAGCAGGCGCTCGCCGGTGCTGATGCCGCGGCTGACTTCCTTGTTGAAGCCCACCTCGGCCTTCTTGACGATCGTGCGGTAATTGGCGAACAGCACCGCATCGCACCACTCGCGCACCAGGGCGCTCGAGCGGGCCTGCAGCTTCGGCTGGTACCGATCGTAGGGTTCGGTTTCTGGACTGTCGAAGCGCTTGATCTCGCAGTGCGCGATCAGCACCACGGCCATGCCCTGGTTGTTGCGCAGCGAGTTGAGCCCGTCCAGCACCTTGCGCCACTCTTCGGCGGCTATCATCGATCCCTTCCCATACGCCAAATCCTTCGCCTCAAACTTTGCTTCGATGTCACGCCAGATCAGGGTTTCAAGCCAATCGAGCGAATCGATCACGACGGTTTGAAAACTGTGACCGGGTTCATGTAATGCCGCGATCGCATCCAGCACGTCGGCGGATTTCTGCGCGACCGGGAAGTGATCGACCGCGAGAGACCCGAGACCGTCCTCGGTCTGGATGAAGATCGGCGCGGGCGCGCCGGCGGCGAACGTCGACTTGCCGATACCCTCGACGCCATAGACCAGGACGCGCGGCGCCGACAGGGCGGTGTTCTTCTTGATCGACTTTAAGTCAAACGCCACTGGACACCTCCTCGACGACGATGTACGTCTTCGCGGGCTTCACCGTGATCGCGGGCGCGATCTGGCGCCAAAGATCCGGCCGATCGGTGCGGATCGCCTTGAGCAGCGACTCGTCCGCCTCGACCTTCGTCTTCACCGGCTTCTCAGGCCACGCGGCCGTCAACGACAGCAGCTTGTCGACGTCGGCCTTGTAGCTGAGCTTGCCGGTCGTCTTGAACTTCCAGCCGTTCGTCAGGATGGTCGACTGCGAGCCCTCTTCGAGGGCGGGCGCCAGCTTGAGCATGTCCTGCTCGATCTGCAGCCGGCGGGTGTTGGCTTCGTTTTCTGCACGCTTCGCGGCAAGCCAATCCGCGGCGAGTGTTTCGAGGTTCATTGGTTTGAGCTCCGTGGTGGGGGCGCGTTGGAAGATAGCAGCACGTTGAGAAGATCGCAACAGTTACGACAAAGGGCCGGATCAGACCGGCCGAATCCACAGCACCGGGGCGGCAGCCTTGACCGCGACGTTGGCCGACACCGCCGCGCCGGTAAACGGCACCAGGTTGAATCGCTCGTCGTCATAGCCGCGCTTCAACGTGCCGACCATATGGCCGTCGCTCTGGATCTCGATCACGCACAGCCGATCGATCAGTGCCGTGACGCGTAAATCGAACGCTCCTGCGAAAATCACCCATCCGTCCATCTGCAGCTCGGGCGCGCGGATCTGGATCGCGAGTCCGTTCGCGGGCACGTCACGCGGGGCTGCAATTCGCCTAGGATTCTTTGATGTCAGCGGCGTCAGCACGCCGCGCGCGTCGACATATGCTTTGATCGGCAGATGCCGTGCGTCGTCGTCGATCTGAATGCCCGCCTGCGCGAGCACCTCGGTGACGGGGATCGTGAGCAGGCCACTGATCCGGTTGGCCTCGTCGGCGGTCATTACTCGCTTGCCTCGCAGCATCAGCGAGACAGCGCTCGGGTCAAGCTCGAGCAGCTTGGCGAGCCGCCGCATCGAAAGATCGCGCTCCGCCAGGCGATCTTTGAACCACGCAGTGTTGACACGTTGCTGTTTCATGTTTGCCTCGTTGCAATGTTGGCGGGGTGTTGACAATCCCGCAACATTAAAGCACCTTCGGCCGCGTCCCTGCAACTTAACAGAACACCAGAGCAGAAAATGAGCCAGCTATCCCCGGCGCGCGAAGTCGTTCAAAAACTGGGCGGAGTCCGCGCGACTGCGCGCATCGTGCAACTGAATCCGAGTGCAGTCTGTCGCTGGATGATGCCGGCATCGAAGCGCGGCACGGGCGGGCATGTCCCGCAGCGGCATTGGGCGACCATCTTGGCGCACTGCAAAAAGGAACGCATCAAGCTCCAGCTGCGCGACTTCGTGATCATCAAGTAACGGCGCGGGGGCGGGGATGGTGAGTAACTCCGAATTTCTGTCGGCCGTTTACGGCCCACTCGGCGCCGGCCAACACGGCTGGATCGCAGCGTTTCGCGGCGACCCCAACGCGGTCACGCCGGACGCCTGGGCGGGGCAGGCCTACCTCGGCACGCCCAACCAGCAGTTGATGATCGACCGGCGCGTCGAGGACAACACCTACTACTCGGTGGCGCGCCTCGCGCTCGGTGATGGACGGCCACGCCGGAGCAAGAGCGCGTTCGATTCGCTCGCGGCGCTCGTGGCGGATGACGCCGATCCCGATGAGCTCAACGGCACGCCCTCGTTCGTCATCGAGACCTCGCCATTGAATCACCAGATCGGCGTGCTGCTCGATGCGGACGACCCGGCGACGCGTGATGTTGCGCTGATCGACGCGGTGATGCAGGCGATGGCGGACGCGCGTCTGATCCGCGCCGACAGCTCAGGCAACAACGCGGTGCGGTACTGCCGGCTGCCGGCCGGCACGAACGGCAAGAGCGGGCGCAACACGCCGGTGCAGCTCAAGGCTTGGCACCCCGGCAATCGATACACGCTCGAGGACGCCCTCGGCGTCTTCGGGCTCGACCTGGACGCGGTGCGCTCGAGGGTGTCAGCCCCGGCGCCACGCGCGACCGACACGCCGGGCGATGCGGAGAATGCGTCGCTCATTCACAGCATTTTGAGCGGCGAAAGCTACCACGACCCGCTGATCAAGCTCTCGGCGAAGCTCGTCGCCTCGGGCGCGTCGGGCGGCGCAGTCGTCAATCACCTGCGCGGACTGATGGAAGCTGCCCGCCCGAGCTCAGGCGCCGAGCTCGAGCGCTGGCAGGCGCGGTACAACGAGATCCCGCGGATGGTGCAGGGGGCCGAGCGCTTCCGCCCAGAGCCGCTGGCGCCCGTCACGATCAACCTCGGGCCGAAGCCAGAGCGCGCCACGGCGGCGCTCGAGCCCGCCCCGATCGACTGGACCCGGCTGGCACAGACCGCCCCAGAACCGGCGACATTCGCCTTGGCGGGGTGGATGCCAGCGCGCACGACGACGCTGCTGTCGGCAAACGGCGGCGTCGGCAAGTCGAACCTGTCGCTGCAGCTCGCGGCCGCGGTCGCGCTGGGCCGCCCGTTCCTCGGCCTCGACACGACGCTGCCCGGCAAGGTATTGCTGCTCTCGGCCGAGGACGAGACACGCACGGTGCACTTCCGCCTGGGCAACATCTGCGCGGATCTCGGCGTCAGTCTCGCCGACCTCGAGGACAAGCTCGTCGCCTACGACCTCACGCAGACCGACTGCGTGCTCTGGCGCGACGGGGCGCCGACAGCTCGGATGCAGTGGCTCTCCGACGTCGTTGACCAGCACCAGGCGCAGGTCGTCATCATCGACAACGCGAGCGACGTGTTCTCGGCGAACGAGAACGACCGCGCCGAGGTGCGCGGGTTCATGCGCGCGCTCAACTCGATCGCGCAGCACTCGGCCGCAGCGGTGCTGCTCCTTGCGCACGTCGACAAGGCCTCTGTGCGCATGGGCGCGGGGCAGGACACGAACAGCACGTTCTCGGGCTCGACCGCCTGGAACAACTCGGCCCGGTCACGCTGGGCCATGACGCGTGACAGCGACCGGCTCGTCACGCTGCGCCACGAGAAGTGCAACCTCGGGCCGCTGCAGGAAGAGATCCGCCTCGAGTTCGACCAGGCGGCGAAAGTGTTCCGGCGTCAGGGCACGGTACCGGGCTCTCTTTCGCCCGGCATGTTGCGACATTCGCAGCGCGTAGCGATTCTAAAACTGCTGGCGTATTCGCTGCGCTCAGGGCAGCGGCTGTCGATGAGCTCGACCGCGAACAACAACGCGTACCGGGTTCTGTCTGGGAGCGCGGCGTTCCCGAAGGGGCTGCAGCGCGCGGAGTTCTTCAGCCTGCTGTTCGATATGCAGCGCGATGGGCTGCTGACTGAGGTCGACTACCAGGCGAATCGAAAGACCTACAAGTCGCTGGCACTCACGGCGTCGGGTGACGAGGCGACGCTGTGAGAATCGCCTCCCGCTCGGCTGATACAACGAGGGCGGCGAAGTGGCGCAGTTGGTTCGGGGCGAGGGGATAGTGGAAGTCGTCGGTCGGCGGCACTTTCATTGCTTCCAGCACCAACGCTTTGAGTTCGTCGTCGCTCACGGCTTCGGCTCCTCTGCTTCAGCCTGCAACGCCTGATGCGCCTCGTTCAATGCCACTCGGCGGTCATGCTTAAGCGCCGCTCGGCGGTCGTGTTCCACCGCAGCGCGGAGTGCGTCGATCGCGGCTTTCCAGTCGGCTGAGGTGATGCTGCTCGGCTTCGCCGTCATCACGGCGAGTGCTTGCTCTGAGGCTTTGCGTAGGTCGGTCATAGGGTCACCTCTCCAATCGTCATGTCTGGTACTTGCGCCAAAGCGCCTCGACCTTCGCGGCAGTTCGCGCTGTGACCTTGTCGCGCCGGATCTGCAGCGCCGGCATCTTCGCGCCGAGCTCCTGGGCGATCCGCGCCTTCGTGAATCCTTCCTCGAGCAGTGCTGCGATAAGCGTCCAAGTCCTCCCCGCCGGTACCAAAGCAGCGTCGCCACGGCAGGCCGGCGTCACCGCCAAGATCCGCCGCTCGGTGCGGGCGCGGATCTGCCGCTTCTTGCCCGAGCGCACGTCGGCGATCACGGACAGCGCCACGTCAGACGCCGCTGCCACCATTCGCCGGCCGACGCCTTGCCTGGACAGCGCGCGAATGTGCTTGCGCGCGGCGGCGGCATCGACGATGCCGTTCCAGTCTCCGGCGGCTCGTGCCGCCTTCCGCTCGCGCTCGTAGTCGGAATTCGCGCGGCGGCAATGGAAGCACCGGCATCCGGCGAGATACCGCAGCCGATGCCCGTGGGGGCGATCCGCGCCGAGTTCGGCGACAGGGCGCAGACCTTGGGGCGCAAGCTGAAGGTTCACGGTTCCCTCACCCAGGCAGACTCACGCGCCTCAAGCTCGCGCACGCGCGCACGCAGCTGCTCGATCTCGCGCAGGTACTCGGCGATGCGGCGCCGTTGGTCGTAGATCTCAGCGCGCAGCTGGTCAGGCCGGGTCAACTTGAAGTCCAGCTCGCGCTGCCACGAGCCTGGGGGACTTGTCGTGTCGATGGTCATAAGGTTGCTGCCTCGCACCACCGGGGCAGCTCTCGGGCTAGTTGTGCTCGGTGCGTGAGCAGGGCCGCGGCAGGGAGATCAGTGCCGCACGGCCTTGAGCCTTTCGATCTCGTCTCTCAATCGCTCGATCTCTGCGCGCAGGAGCATCGCCTCGGCGATCGCCTCCGACAGGCGCACCATCAGCGCGCCCTGCTGCCGGCGCAGGCGGATGTTCTCTTCGCGCGCCAGCTCAAGCTCAGAGCTCACCGGCCACCTGCTCGAGCGCGTCGCGCACGTTCTCAAGGGCGTAGCCCATCGCGAGAAGAAACTGCGCGTAGGCCTCGACCGCCTCCTTGGCGTTCGCGAACTCGTCCACGCTGGTCTCGGACGTCACCGCACCGTTGACGCCGCGGATCTGGATGAACTCATCCATGACGCGTGCCCCAGTTCACCCGCGGGCGCGACGGGTGCAGCACCCAGCGATCGCCTAGGCGGCGCAGCGCCAGGCGCCTCTTCGCCTGGAGCCGGCGCAGCTGCGCACGGTCAGGCTCGTACCGCGCGGTCGGCCGGTGACGCTGGCGCCAGAGCACGTCCCACCACATCCACGCGAAGAGCGCCGCAGTCGACGCCGCGGCAAGAAAGGTCATCACGATCTGGAATGCCTGGTACACGGCAGCACCTCAGTAGTTGGCTTTCAGCTCGGCCACCATCGACTCGAGCGTCTTGACGCGCGTCTCGAGCAGCTCGATCACGCGCGCTTGGTTGTCGATCAGTCGCGCCTGCACGCTCGCCAGCATGTCGGCACGCTCCACCGCCTCGCGCAGAGCAGCGAGGCGGGCGGGGGAAGGGGTGTGGGGGTTGTCCATACGCGGTAAGGGGATCGCATTACTCGGGGCGCGACTCGGCCACGAACTCTTCGACATCGCCGATGAGGTAATCGAGCTCCTCGTCGCTGATCTGCTCCTTGTCGTTGAGCGCGCACCACGTCGGGTCGAGCCGGCGCAGGCCGTCGCGGACTCGGGTCAGCAGCTCGAGGGCAGGGCTCATGCTGCCACCTCAAGCAGATTCTGCTCGGTCAGCCACGCGCGCAGCTGCTGGCGCATGTAGCCGATCTGGTCGCAGATGCGCGTGGCGCGCACTGTCGGGTAGCGCCTCCACACCATGTCGAGATAGAAATCCGCGGCATCCTGGTAGATGCTGCCGCCAACGACGCAGATCTGTTTGACCCCGCTGAGATCCCCGAGCGCGCGCAGCTGCCAGCGGGCCGTCAGGCCAAGCTTCGCGATTTGGTCGACGGTCATCTTCTGGTCGTAGTTCTCGATCGGCATGTCGCCGTCGATCCAGCCGTAGCGGGCCGACAGCGCCGTGAGGATCGCAAACCTGCCGTGCGGGTCAGCGGCGCGGTAGGTCTGCCAGAGGGGCCCGGTGTATCGCTCGCGCGCGGGGATCAGGCCGGGCTCCGCGCTTTTGGTCGCCGAGCAGGCGAGCACCAGAAGGCGACTCATGCTGCCACCTCGTCGTCGTACCAATCGTGATCGTCTTCCGGATGCGGCTGAGGCGGCCCCTTGTAGTACGGGTTGCGGTACCAGACGTCGCGGTCGCTCAAGATCCATTGCTGGTCGCGACGGTCGCTGCCCTTGCCTTCGGCGTACTGGCGGTCGGCTTGTGCGATGAAGTTCATGTTCGGTCTCCTCAGTTTGCGTCGTTGCCCGGCACCGCGCCGGGGTGCTCGAACCTTACCAGAACACCGCAACACGTTGCGACAATCGCAACGGTTCGCCACCAGGCGGACAGTCGCGAGGCACTGCGCCTGCTGTCGTGCGCTATGCGCGCGCAGTGCGGTCGCAAGCAGTCGCAGCAGGCGGCCGGTGGCGTGGCCCCCACCCCCCGTGGGGGGCCACCGGCCCTGCTTTGGGGGCGTTTTGGGGTGCGCGCGCTCGCACCTAGTAGGGGTGTGGGGAGCAGGAGCAAACTTTGTTGCAGCGGCGCGGCACCCCGGCCGGCGTGGTAGGGTCAGGGCTCGGAGGTGCTCGATGGATGACCAGGACAAGGCAGTCTGGCGGTGGACGCTCGGCGCGATCGCCGCCGCGCTCGTCGGCCTGCCGGCGATCGGGTTCGTGGCGTACTGGGTGGTCGCGCTGCTCAAGGTCGGCTGGGAGCTCGCCGCGCGGATCTGACGCGGCCGTTGCGATCGCGCCAACGCGGTGGCAGAATCGCGACGCATGCGCGCTGCTGTCGCCGAACGCAAAGAACGAAAGAGATTCGATACCAGCCCCACGCCGGACGCCCCGCGTGGGCGCAGCCCCATTACCGGGGCGCCGGTGCCGCCCGGCCGGCCGAAGGGCACGCCGAACTTCCTCACCAAGACGATCAAGGAGGCCATCGAGCTGTCCTGCCAGCCGGGGCAGTGCCACCCCCAAGGGCTGGCCGGCTGGCTCGTCGAGCGGGCTCGTGGCGGCGTGCAGGACCGGCAGATCTACGCCGGGCTGGTCGCCAAGGTGATCCCCGCCCAGGTGCAGGCCTCGGTCGACGGGGCGATCGTCGTGCAGCTGCCCTGGCTTCAGGGGCGCAATGTGGGGGGTAGCGTCCCACCTACGTCCCAGTCCAGCGTCATCGACGCGCAAGTCATTGATATCACGATGGAAAAGGGGGGCGACCTTCGGGTTGGTGACCCGAGGCCAGCCCTCGAGGCGCCCGTGCCGGCCGCTCCGACCCCCCATCCCCCCATCGATCGGCAGGCGGGGGGAGGGGGCGAGTAGGGGTTCCCTTCCCCCTCCTCCGCAATACCGAAAATCGGGTGTTGAGGTAATACCAACATGGACATCAACACCTACGCGCCGCGCTCCGTCTTCACCCCGCTGCACAACCGCACCGCGCGCTGGGCGTGCGTCGTGGCGCACCGCCGGTGCGGCAAGACGGTGGCGATGTGCTCGGACCTCGTGATCAGCGCGCTCGAGTGCAAGCACCCGAAGCCGCAGGTGGCGTACCTCGCCCCCTTTCGCGAGCAGGCGAAGAAGGTCGCGTGGCAGTACCTGAAGGACTTGACGAAGCCGCTGTGGGCGAAGCCGCCGAACGAGAGCGAGCTCAAGATCGTGATTCACAACGGCCGCCCTGGGGACCACAGCACGATCTACTGCGGCGGCGCGGACAACCCTGACTCGCTCCGCGGCCTGTACCTGGACGCGGTGGTGCTCGACGAAGTGGGCCAGATGCGCCCCTCCACCTGGTACTCGGTGGTGCGCCCGGCGCTTTCCGACCGCCAGGGCAGTGCGATCTGGGCGGGTACTCCGGCCGGCAAGAATTTCTTCTGGCAGCTGCGCGAGGAGGCGCGGCTCAACCCCGGCACGCACCTGCTGCTCGAGCTGCCGGCGAGCAAGACGGGCATCCTGCCCGAGGAAGAGCTGCGCGACGCGAAGGCGCAGATGACCGAAGAGACCTACGCGATCGAGTACGAGGTGAGCTTCGACGCGGCGGTGCCTGGCGCGTACTACGCGAAGCAGGTGGGCGAGGCGTATGAGGCGGGGCGGGTGGGGGATTGCCCGCGCGATGCCGATTTCGCGGTCGATCTGGTGGCGGATCTGGGTTTTACCGACTCGTGCAGCTGGTGGGGCTGGCAGACGACGCCCGACGGGTACCGGGTGGTCGAGTTCTACGAGAGCGACGGCCAGGCGATCGGGCACTACATCGAGTGGGTGAAGAGTCGGCCGTACAAGGTGGGTACGGTGTGGCTGCCGCACGACGCGAAGGCGAAGTCGCTGCAGACCGGCAAGTCGATCATCGAGCAGTTTCTGGCGGCCGGCATCACGCCGCGCCTGGTGCCCGAGCTTTCGCTGCAGGACGGCATCGAGGCGGCGCGAATCGTGTTGCCGAAGTGCTGGTTCGACGAGAAATCGACCTACGACGGCATCGAGCACCTGCGCGGGTACATGCGCGAGTGGGACGAGAAGACGCAGACCTTCCGCAACCGCCCGAAGCACGACCAGCACTCGCACGCCGCGGACGCGTTCCGCTACCTCGCACTGGCCGCGAGACCGATTTCTGGTAAATTGTCAAGGGGTGATGCTACTATCGCACCGCGTGGTGGGCAGACCTACAGGTTCTGCCTCGAGGATGTGTGGGATTGCGGGCCGAGCCAGACCAAGCGGGTAGGTTGATGCAAGAAAACGACCGAATCGAAAGCGCGCGCGACTTTGCCGACACCCCGCAAGGGATGGCGCAGCGCTGGAGCACCGAGATCGAGGCGTCGAAGCAGGAGCTGCAGAAGTTCCACGACGACGCCGACAAGATCACGCGCCGGTTTCTCGACAAGCGCGACGAATTCGGGCGCGACGAGGCGCGCGTCAACCTGTTCTGGTCGACGACGAAGGTTCTGCTGAGCTTGCTCTACGCCCGGCCGCCACGCGCGTCTGTGGCGCGTTCGTTTCTGGACGCGGAGGACGACCAGGCGCGCGTGGCCGGGCAGATCGTGCAGCGACTGCTCAACCGCTCGTTCGACGACAACATCTCGAGCTGGGACGCCGCGGTGCGCACCGGCATCGAGGACTGGTTGGTGGTCGGGCTCGGGCAGGTTTGGCTGCGGTACGAGGTCAAGACGGAAGAGCGCGAGCAGCCGGCGCAAGTGGATCCGCTCACCGGGGTCGAGCTCACGCCTGCCACGACGTTCGAGGCGATCGTCGAGGAAGAGGCGCCGGCCGATTACGTCTACTGGAAGGATTTCTTCTGGTCACCTGCGCGCACTTGGGAAGAGGTGCGGTGGGTGGCGCGGCGCGTGTACATGACGCGCGACCAGCTCATCGAGCGCTTTGGCGAGGAGATCGCCAAGGTGGTGCGGCTCGGGCCGAACAAGCCGCGCGGCCAGAACGACCAGGCGCCGAAGCACGACGTGTGGTCGCGCGCGCAGGTGTTCGAGATCTGGTGCAAGGAAAACAAGACCGTGTACTGGCAGTCGCCCGGCTGCGACGTGATCCTCGACTACAAGCCCGACCCGCTCGGGCTCGAGAATTTCTTCCCCTGCCCGAAGCCGCTCGCGGCGAACGTCACCTCGAGCAACTTCATGCCGCGCGCGGACTACGTCTTCGCGCAGGACCAGTTCGACGAGCTCGACGAGATCAACACCCGCATCACCTGGCTCACGCGGGCGGCGAAGGTGATCGGCGTCTACGACAAGGCTGCCGACGGCATCCAGCGCATGTTCCAGCAGGCGAGCGAGAACCAGCTGATCCCGGTCGACAACTGGGCGATGTTCGCGGAGTCGGGCGGCATCAAGGGCAAGATCGACTGGGTGCCGATCGAGTCGATCGTCAACGCCATCGAGCGCCTGCGCCAGTACCGTCAGGACAAGACGATGCAGATCTACGAGGTGCTCGGCATCTCGGACGTGATGCGCGGCTCGTCGAAGGCGTCGGAAACCGCGACGGCGCAGCAGATCAAGGCGCAGTTCGGCTCGACGCGCGTGCAGC